TTTATCCCGGCGGTTAGGCGCGTTTGTCCGTGAGCAATTTATTGCGCCGTAGGCCGACTGACTACCCAAAAATATATTTTGCATAAAGCGTAAAAACTGCTTGACACTACTGTAGGTAGATGGTATACTATCTACAGTTACATCAACAAGGAGCCGCGAACAATGACTACCGAAACACAACTAACAGGGTCCGAAAAGCAGATAGCATGGGCGACTGAAATCCGCACCAACCTACTCGCCGGATTTGCGGACCTGATCGCCGTAACCAAAAACGCCGCCGAAACCGCCCGCCAGACAGGCAGTGCAACGGAGGAAAACATCCAAAAGGCCATCGCGCTTGTTGAGTCTCGTATATCTGACACGCTCGCCATTAACAAAGCCTCTTGGTGGATCGACAACAAGAGTTACTCGGCCCGCGCAATAGTCGGCATCGCAATGCGAGACGGCTACACAAAATAACCAAAAGGACAAAACCAATGACTCTCTACGTACACCAACTCGACCTTATGACTGACGACATGCCAGACGAGGGCATGATATTTAAAACACTCATCGACCAGCACACTGCGGATAGTAATGACGAATGCATGGCCTGGTTTTACGAGCACTATGACATCAATGACTATGCCGCAAGTTTTACGGAGCCTATTAACTAATGGATTACATCCGCGACGAGCACCGCGTCCACCTCATGTGCTACCACCTCGTGTTCTGCCCGGCCAGGCGAAAGAAAGTCCTGGTCGGGGACATAGCCCGCGATTGCGACCAACTCATTCGCGCCAAGTGCGAAGCCAAAGGCTGGATTATTGCCGAACTTGCCGTACGCCCCGATCATGTCCATTTATTTGTGCAGGTGTATCCAACCACCCCCGCAACCGATGTACTCAAAGAGGTCAAAGGTGTAACCTCCCGCGAACTCAGACTCAAGTACGCGACATTGCTTAAACTGCCGTCCCTTTGGACTCGTTCATATTTTGCGGCCACAGCGGGCAACGTTTCAGCGGCAACGATTGCGAAATACATCGCCGCGCAAACCGGCTTTTAACAGCCAACTCGCAGAGACTTCTCGCGCCCATCAAAGCGTGAGAAGCCTCGCCCATTTATGGGCAGTGGAGTTTTCACTTCTTCCGTGGGCCACGAACACGGGGCGACGAAAGGTATTGTAACAGGCTATTGCGATCAACTAAGTATTCTCGACCGGGACGCCGAGCTAATATACATTTGTCGTATATTAACTTCCTAATCCCGTTCTGAGATCGTTTCGATAGTTCCGATGCTTGCGGAACTGTCAGCTCGTCGTTCGGCTTATCACGCGGCATTGACTAATTCCGCCTCCAGCTTTTCTGTTATCGATGCTTTATTATAGCAGGTGTTAATGCGTTTGTCAACATTAATATGTTGACAAACAAAAATAAAAAATATTTTCACGGATATTGTATTTATTTGAGACGCTGGTATAATATAACTACTGTACACCGTCAATTATGCGTTGCAAGTCTATCGCATATTGGCCTATAAGACCGTTGCCGGGCGGTATATCCCTGAGCCGATGGCTGCCGCGCCCGCGGGTTTCGCCTTTTTGCGCCCTCTTTATCGCCAACAATTACTATGCCTAAATCACGGATAAAACGCGATAACCGAAAAACTGCCCTCTCAAACGCGATTAAACGGCAGCTTAACGGCAGATATACTAACCCTGCCACATCCAGGCGGGTAATCGAAATCGCAGAACGTATCACACGTCAAGAAGCAAAAGTCATCGCAGCGGCAACCGACACCGTTGTAGACTGGGACAAACGCGAATATGCGCGTAAACAAGGACTCAGGCAACCTAGCTTCGCCAAACCTTTTTCTGGTCGATCACTCGTAACAGTCACACCACTCGACTCCCTAACCGAATCCGAACGAAAATCTAAACTTATCCGCAAGCCTGACCACTGCCTTGTATAGGTGCAAACATGGGACTAAACTCAAAACAAGAGGCGTTTGTCAATTATTATCTCGGCGAAGCCAAGTTTAACGCTACCAGGGCCGCACGCTTAGCCGGTTATGGTTCGCCGCATAGTTACGGCCAGCAGCTCTTGGAGAACATTGACGTGCACGCACGCGTGCAGGAACGGCTGTCTGAACTGCAATTGTCGGCAGATGCGGTACTGATAGGACTCGCTGCTCAGGCCAATTCCGACATGTCTGCTTTCGTGGACCATAAAGGGAAAATTGACGTCACCACGCCTTGGGCTAGGGAAAACCTTAAACTGGTAAAACGCTATAAGACCAAGGTTATGGCCTGCGGTGAGGGCGAGATATTGGAAACGGAAGTCGAGCTCTATGACGCACAGGCGGCGCTTGTCGCTGTCGGTCGCGCTCACAAACTGTTTACCGATAAAGTCCAGGTGGAAAACGATGCTGCACTCAGTGAATTGCGCGAGTTTCTGAGCGGTAAGGCGCAAGCCAGTGGCGACACCGATTAGCCTTGACTTGGCGAAGAGGATTTGGGGCTGGTCGCCGCATTCAGACGGTCAAAGCGATTTTTTGCTTTGCCCGGCCAAGATTAAGACTGCGGCTTGTGGTAGACGTTGGGGCAAGAGCGAGAGCATGGCGATTGACATCGCGCTGTATATGCTCGAGCATCCCAACACGATACAGATGCTCATAGCCCCGACTGATGACCAGACCACGATCATATTCGACGAGGTAAAAGACAGGCTCCTAGCAATCAAGGCTTTGAAGCCGGTCGTTAAAGAGTCCCCGTTTCGGTCTATACAGTTTCGAGACAGGCAGAGCGGCAAATATGCAACCACACTGCTGGCGAGAACCGCCAGCAGTGACGGCAAAGGGATTCGAGGCAGGAAAGCGCATCGGGTGATCGTTGACGAGGCGGCATACGTGCCCGACGACGTTATGCAGTCTGTAGTTACCCCGCTGCTGGCTGACTTTAACGGCGACATGGTACTAATCTCGACACCGGCAGGTCGAAACCATTTTTGGTCATCGTTTCAGCTTGGCGTGGATGAGCTGCAAACCAGGTACAAATCGTTTCAGTTTCCGTCCGAGCAGAATCCGTACCTGAGCCGTGAATACTTGGACAATGAGCGGCTCAACAAACCGGATCGGGTTTGGCGCGTTGAGTACCTTGCAGAGTTCGCAGACGCTGAAGGACTCGTGTTCCGAAACGTCCCGGCGTGTTGCTCTGGTGACTGGGAACCGCCGCAACATCGGCGGTTATACGCTGCTGGCCTTGACCTGGCGCGATACAATGACTTTACGGTTTTGACGATCATTGACCGCGCAACTCGTCGAGTTGTCTACCAGGATCGGTTTAACCTCATATCTTGGGATTTGCAGGTAGCTCGTATCGTTTCAATGCTCAAGCGATACAACGACTGCCCCGTATTGGTCGAGGTAAACAACGTTGGTGATGTGGTGCTGGAAAAGCTGCAACAGGCCCAGGCCCGTGCTACCGGCTTTGAAACGACCGCATCAAGCAAGCCGGATTTAATAGATGCCCTTGCCGTCGCCTTTGAAACTCATTCGTTAACACTGCCGGATCGCGATAAATGCGCGGTGATGGTTAACGAGTTGCAGTCATACGCATACTCGAAATCGGCAGCAGGTCGAATATCGATGTCTGCCCCTGACGGGATGCACGACGACACTGTAATTAGCCTCGCCTTAGCGTGGAGGCTGGCCCACTGCGTACCTGGAATGGGAGCTGCAGGCCCGGCTCGTGTTTATGGCGACGGTCGACAGTCCATGGAGCAGCCCGTACAAAAGCTGCTAGAAACGACTAAGCCAGTTACGTCCCGTCGCTCCGGAGCGGTTGCGGTTAACTCAAGGATCCCGGCATATACGCCGCGATAATTTTTATGGCAACTGACTCCCTGCGCAAAACTAAAACGCTTTCAGACATTGACGCGAAATCGCCTGGAATTGCGCCGGTTGTCGGAGAAGGCAACATATCAGGGCCGATAAAGGCAAGCCCAACACGCGAGTATGTTGCCGCCATTGGGGCGTTGTGGTATGGCCCTTATGTACGTACCCTGCCTCAATACATCGATGATCTATCAGATGAGTTTGGGGGCGATACTTACGAACGGATGATGTACGATCCGACTGTAAGTAAGTGCATAAACGACCTGCGGGTCGGCATCCTTGAAAACAGTTATGAAGTGCTCCCGGTAGAGAAACGTGACTCGGAGCAGGTTCAGAGCAGATTCGGGAAAGCTCCAAAGAACATTGACCCTAAATCGCAAGAGATTTCCAACTTTTGCGAATCAGTTTTAGATAACCTAGACCGACCTTTTGACGATTATCTATTTGAAATGCTGCTGGCGCTTGCGTACGGCAACAAGATCAGTGAGTTAATCTACCACATACAAAAAGGCGGCGTAAACGACGGCAAGCTGGTGTTACGTGACATACGCACAAAAGCGCGAGAAAACACGGCGTTTGTAGTCGATAACTTTAACAACGTTTTAGGCATTATGGGGTTTGTCCCAGGCGTTGCTTGGCCGGTTATGCCGCTATCGGTCTTGGCAGACCCGTCAAAGATGCCGAACATCCTGCCACGTGACAAGTTTGCGATCTTGTCGCACCGGCCAATCAACGGAGACCCGCGCGGTACTAGCCTGCTTCGCCCTGCTTATAACGGCTGGTGGTTGAAGCAGCAGACTTGGGGCGAGTACCTCAAGTGGTTGGTTCAGTCTGCTGGCTCTGCAATTTATGGAACAACGGCGGAGGGCGCGCAGCCTGTACCTGTCGTTAACGTGGACGGAACTGTTGATACCGTAGCACAGACGCCCGAGGAGGTCATGGTCACCCAGCTGGCCGCGTTGCAGAACGGCTCCGTAGCGGCGTTCCCGTTTGGGGCGACTGCTAACGCGTTGCCTGTCAACCACGAGAGCGGAAAAGCGTTCGCAGAGGCGATTAGTGTATTTGATCGGCAGATAGTCAACGCGATATTAGGGCAGACGTTAGCGACTGAGGAAGGGCAGGGGGCTGGGATCGGGAGCGGTACCGGCGCGCAAACACACGCTGACATCCTCAGTCAGATAAAGCTGTACGAGCGCAACATGCTTTGCCGTATGGTTCGACGTGAAATACTCAGACCGCTGGTGCGCTACAATTTTGGCGACGAAGCTGTCGAGTTAACCCCAAGCCTTAGCATGGGCGCTACCGATGCCGGAGACTTCGCGGCGGATGCTTCGGCGGCGGCGTCGATAGGATACAAGCTTGATCAGTCTCAGTTTGCGGATATGGATTCGATCCTTGGTGTACCTGCGAGGAGCCCTAACTGGCAGGCTGAAGCGGCGCAAAGGCAGAGCGAAGCGACGAAGAAAAATACAAATGATTCAACCAAAAGCATAAAGTTTGACGAGTCAAGGCGTTCGTTTTGGGATTTTTGGAAACTCGAGCGCAAGTAAATGACCGACGACTACCAAAAAGATCGCGAAAGGCGTGACCGGGAATATCTAGAAGAGCTTATTTTAGCGCTGCTTTTCTTGGTCGGTCGAGAAACCGACCTGTTATGCGGAGGACAATCAACCGTACCACAGTGGCGCGAACAAATAATTACCGGGATCAAGGACGGTCATTCGGCAGCCCTCGCTATAGGCGCTTGTGTGGCGAACGGGTCAGATTTTAACCAATCCTCGGTAACGTTAGTTGACGAAATCGGCGGTGAAGTGATCGGTGCAGGTGAAGACAGATTCTTGGTCGATTTTGCAACAGACATCCAAACAGGCAGATATACCGACGAGGTCGGCGAGTTAAAGTCTTCGTCGATCAAGTCACGCGCAGACTTATACGCCTACAAACTGCGTGCTACTGCTATGCAGGCGTTTGTGCAGCAGTCGCCTGTTGGCACTGAGTTCGACTGGATATTAGACGATGGAGCACATCACTGCGAGGGCAACGGCGGCATGAACTGCCCTGATATTGCTGGCAGTGGCCCTTACACGTCGGATACTATACCGACCTATCCGGCTTCAGGCGCTACACCGTGCCTTACTAATTGCCGTTGCTCATTGGTTCGCAAGACTGATGGGTATCAGTTTGGTTGAGTTTGGAGGTTTCATATGCCATTAAGTTTTGACCAGCGTCGTGATGTTTTATCCGCCGCTTTGTCGCGCAAGTTCGGTGAAGGGCGCGAGGATTGCAATTACGGGTACATAGATGAGATATATGACGATTACGTCATATATGTGACGTGCTGGGACTACGACAACGACGGCGACACCAGCGACAAATGGCGCGTTGAGTACACTATCGGCGATAACTATGCCGTTACGCTTGGCGAACCTGTCGAAGTCATCGAAACCAAGGAGTATATCGAGGCTCCTGCCGAGTTCGGGGACGCTACCGATATTCGTGATGGGTACGTATACCGCGAAGGAAAAATCTTCGACTGCGGCACTTACCCTGACAAGGATTTTTCCTTGTCGCTTGAGGAAGCTGAAAAATACGTTAAGGATTTCAAGCCTGTGCCGTTTATGATTGCGCATAACGGGGAGCCGATCAAAAACGCTTTCCTTGAGAGCATAAAACTGGTAGGTAAAACCCTGATAGGCAAGGCAAAACTACCAGCTGCTATAGACGAGCTTATACCTGTTAAGCGCGTTTCGTGCGGCTGGCTAAAAGACTCTAAGCGACTTTCTGAGATTTCCTTCACGCCGCGTCCAAGGATACAGGATGCGGCGTTATTTATGTCCGAACAGACCCAGGCCGCGACCCCGGCCACACAACCAAACAAGGAGACAAACAACATGGCGTTAACACTTGACCAAGTGATTGCCGCGATTCGGGGGGTTGCAGCGAAAAGCGAATCCACCACGTTTTCCTCCACGGTTGAGCAGCCCGCGAACGCGACGGGTAGCGAGACTGAGGAGCTGAAGGCACTGCGCCTTCAATTGGCTAATGAGCGCAACAAGCGCATAGCAGGCGAGGCCGCAAATTTTGCGGCTAATGTAATTGCAGCGTCTAAAGCGCTGCCTGCCGAAGAGGCTGCTATCGTGTCTGCATATGTAATTGCCGCGTCCAACGATGAAAATCACGGCGCAGTCAATTTCAGCGGTACGGACATCACTGCAGTGACAGCGCTCAAAGCGCTTTTCTATGCTCGGACGCCTCACTCGCTGACCAGCGAGTTTGACTTAACCAACTTTGACAACGTCAACCTTCTCGGTTCCGTGCCTGCTGGTGTTAACTTCCAGCGCGGGAATGCTGCGAACAATGACCAGCAAAAGGTAGACGAAGCCTTCACCAAGCGAATGATTAACTTCACAAAGGAGATACCTGTCTAATGCCTACTCAATCATCTATTTATTTTTCGCTAAAGAAGCTGAATCCCGTCTATGACGCCGATTTGGCGCGGCAGCGGTCGGTAGCATTCGCCGCAAGCCAGACGATTGCCCGAGGCACGATCCTTGGCGAGTTGGCTGGTACAAACGCTGTGCAGACAGTGACCCTTGGTAGTGGAAACACTGGCGGTACGTTTACCCTGACGTATGGCGGGCAGACTACAAGCGCCATTGCATATAACGCGCTTGGTTCGGCTGTGCAGACTGCTTTTACCGCTCTTAGCAATGTTGGCACTGGTAATGTCACAGTCACAGGCTCTGCGGGCGGCCCTTACACGATCACTTTCATCGAGTCTCTTGGCAACCAGGCCGTTACTGCCGTAACTGGCGCCGGATCGCTAACTGGTGGGACTAACACGGTAACTATTGCTCAGACCACAGCTGGCGTAAATGTACCGGCGGGGACATTCAAGCCCTATGCTTCGGGCAACACCGACGGCAGCCAGACTGCAAAAGCAATTTCCGTGTACGATATTGCTACAGACTCGAACGGCAATATCTCGCTTGGTAGCAGCTCGGCATCTTTGCCGCCGATTGCAGACGGTTTGACCACGACAACCGCTCCGGTTTATGTCAACGGTGTGTTTTACACATCCGACCTAACCGGCCTGGATTCAACGTCTATTTCGAGTCTCGGCGGCAAGTTCGAGACCGGAAACATATCTGACGGCGGCATTGTCCGCATTCCGTAACCCTGACAAGGGAGAAAGGGCACTACAATGCCTATAGTTGGTACATACACATACCCTACGGCTGCGGAACTGCGAGCGATTGCTCAAGACCTGCTGCCGCGTTTAGAGGCGGATCGGCCTATCTTTGATGTTTTGCCGATCACTACCCGCAACGAAGCTAAGCTAATCTGGGAGCAGCTCGAAAACTTCCAGGGCTTGCAGAAGTATCGTGGCTATAACGGTTCGCCGCAGAAGCTCGACCAGGTCGGAATCAATCAGTTCGAGGTGACTCCCGGCGTTTACGGCGAGTATGTCGAATTAGACGAGTATCGCCTGTCGGTATCCCGCGCAGAAGGTCGATTTGGCGCGTCTGTTGACGTGTCGGAGTTGATCACAGAGCAACTGGTACGATTGCTTCAGCGTCGACTTGACCGCATCGAGTCTATTGGCTGGAACGTCCTTCAGGGCACGTATTCGGTCAGCACTGGTGGTACGCCGACTTCAACTGGCGGCGTTGTCATAACGGATTCGTATAACGTGCAGACATACAGCGCGGCTACGACGTGGGGTACATTGGCATCGGCTACACCGTTCTGGGACTTCAGTCAGGTCAAGCTCAAGCATCGAGGCCACAGCGTAAACTTTGGCACTGGTGCGAAGGCTTACATGAACATGAAGACGGCCAACAATCTTATCAACAACTCAAACAGTAGCGACTTGTTCGGTCGCCGCGTAGAGTTTGGTGGCGCGGCAATCACGTTCAACAACCTCGAGTTGGTTAACCAGGTCTTGTCTGCGAATGGCGCACCTACAATCGTTGAGTATGACAAGGGTTATTTGTCGGACGGAACAGACGGACATGCAGCTGGTACGTATGTGCCTTATATCCCTGACAACACCGTAATCGTGGTCGGTAAACGTCCGGGCGGTCAGATGGTCGGTGAGTACCGCATGGTACGCAACGCCAACAACCCGAACGACGCTCCCGGCGCGTATACGCATGTCATCGTACCGAAGGATCACCTTCCGGTATCCATCCAGGTTCACGATGGTCACAACGGCGGCCCGGTCATTCAGTATCCGTCTTCCGTCGTTGTTATGAGCGTTTAACGTTCTCTTCTCCTCTCTATAATTAGTCGGGGCGAACCCTCCCCGACACTCTTTTGGAGTTACATTATGGGACAAGTCGGATTGACTGAAACCGAATCAGTGGCGCAGATACAAGCCGACCTGTTGCTTTCTTTGTCTGATTCTAACGCCGCCATTGTTACGGCGTACTGGCAAGTTCCCAACCTGTGGGCATCCTTTGCAGACAAAGCGTCTGTTTACCCACGCTTGCAATATTACTATACTCGCCGAGCCGCTGCTCAGCAGCTCGAAGGCGCGTTGCGTCCGCTTATCGATACTGAAGCGTTAGACCAAAGCGCGAAACTCAACCAGCAATTTACCGCTGCAGTTACGATTAGACGGCAGGCATCCGAAGAGATTATGCGACTTGAAGCGATTGCAAGAGCTTCACGCGCCCCAGCCGTCGGTCAAATGACTACAACGGAAGTAAAACCTTTACGCTCGACCGGCGCATTTTCGCGATTACCGTACCCTTGGTAAACCTATGAGCACTATTATCGGTGAAGCGTTTAACCAGGCTATGGCGGCGTTCAGCGAAGTCATGGGGCAAACATTCGACTGGCTAACTGCCCCGAGCGAACCACAAACAGGAATAGCCTGCACACGGAAGCAGCTTGAACGCTCGGAAATGAACGATTTTGTGGCAGGACTTGCCGCC